TCGTTTAGGTATTTCCAGTCAGACTTGTAAAAGTCATATCCGATACGGAAACCAGAGAACCCAAGGTTCAAGGCCATATCTTCGTCGTTGTCAAACAATCCGTAAGAAGCAGTTGATGCTCCAGAATTGTTTTGTGCAGCTAATACTTTGTCTACGTCAAAAGATGTAGCTCTATTCACGAACATAACGTTCTCTTGAATAGCTCCTTCTTTATCAAGAACCTTAGCGATATCCTCTAAATCTTCTCTACTATCAATAGTTCCAGAAGTAACGTTACCTCCATTTTCTACTTCATAGAAAAGACCTTTAGTACCCTTGTAGCCAGCAGTAGCAGCAGCAGAACCAGAAGCAGCAGGCTCACCTTCAATCATTGAAGTCTCTAGGTAATCCTCAAAACGTAGTCGAGTTTCGCTTTCAGACTTCAAGTACCATAGGTATCCAGAAGCTCCATTTTCAGTTGTTACTTCAACCCATCCAACGTGTGCCATCTCAGAACCAGATACTTCGTATTTGTCTTTGATGATAATTGGATTGTTTTCTTTAGCTTCAAAATCAGCTTCAAGAGAACCTACCATTCCAGAAGTTCCTTTTTTGAATTCAGAACCGAATACAAAGATAGTAACAGCATCGTCATCGTCAAAAGGTCCAGTACCATCAGCACCAGTAGCCTCGTCAATAAGACTTAAAGTTGCAAAAGTAGCAACCTCAATAGAATCAGCAGCAGAAGCATCTGTAATAAGAGCTTTAGCTTGAACTCCAGCAGCAGTTGAAATGATAATTGTTTGGTTTGTACGGAAACTGTGAGCGGTAAGACCGTCAATAGTTGTTCCGTTAGCGCCAACAGCTCCAGAAGCTTGTACGTGCAATCTTCCTTGCTCACTCCACTTGATTAAATCAGAAGAAGAAGGAATTTCAGCACCTACCATACGCAAGAAAGATGCTACAGAACGATTTCCGTAACGCTCAAACTCTTGCTCGTATAAGTCTGGTAAATATTGTTGTGCGAATGTGTAATCTGCATTAGAAAGGTAATTAGCGTTAGCTAAGCTCTTTCCTGGTGCAGGTGTTAGGGACGTAGAACCACCTATGTTAGATGGGTTACCTCCGTCAAAATTAATACTTTGTGCCATTTTTTTGTTTTTTTAGCGTTGTTTTTATTTTTTTCTTACTTTCAGTCCAGAACCAAATCCTTTGTTGCTATCAACAACTCTAAATTTCATTCCAGGTTTTGATGAATCAACTTTAGTCCGCACATTCATATCTATATTTTTACCGTCAGTTACAACCTGATTAACCGCATCTGCTTTACCTTGCTCGTAAAAGAACTTAGCGTAAGCCTCTGGGTTCATAGCCATATTAAGGGCGGTATGATATTGTTTTGCATCCTTTAAAACACCTTTGTCGTCTAAGAAAGATTGTATGAAGTTATTTAAATTCATTTGTTTTTCAACAACTTCTGTTTTATCCTTAGGCTTAAAGTTTAAAGTTTTATCGCCGATTTTAAATTCAAAACCTTTGAATTCTTCGCCAAAAAACTTTGAGGTTTTTTTCTCAAAAGCTTCCCTTTGAGAGTTTATAACCTCCTGCTCTTTAGATTTTTCATCATTATATTGCTTATAAAACGTAACAGCCTCTTTAGCTTCTTCGGGTAAATTCTCCAAACTTGACTCAAGTGGAGCTTTGTATTTTTCCCTTGTCTGCTCAAAATACTGCTTTGCTTTATGTAGCTCTTGTTTTTTATCAAGACTTTTCTTCTTTATGTCAGTGTCTGTATCTACACTTTCATCAATGTTAAACCTATCTTCTATCAGAAAACTGATGTCAGAATCATCTAACTCTGGATTTGATTGTTTATAGTACTCACGCAATAAAGCTTCCTCCTTGTAATCACTAATGTCTTCATTAGCTTTTACAAAGTCTTTTAAACCTCTTTTGGTTTCGTTTTTAAATTGTAAATACTTTTCAACCTCCTCAGGAAGTTCTTGATTTTTACTATCCTTATTTGAAAGAACGTTTTCTAATTCCTCTAATCCCATACTATACTTGTTAGTTAGGAACTCAGCAATTATTTCTTCTTTAGAAACCTTTACCTCAGCTTGTTCTTGAGGCTCTTCAGCTTCTTTTCCAGCAGGGACTTCTTCCTCTGCCTTAGTATTTTCTTCAGCTTCTGGCTGTTGCTCAGTAGCTTTATCTTCTTGAACTTCCGAGTTTGTTGTGTTTTCACCTTCAACTTCGGTAACTTCTTGTTCTTTTTTATCTTCTTCTCCTTTTTTTACAGGAGGCTTAGATAAGTCGACTTTAAAGTCAACTTCATTATTTTCTTGATTCATAATAGATTAAATTAAAATTTATACTGCAAAATTAAATAAAAAAACTATACACTTTCTGGACCCACTGTTGCCTGCAAATTACTCATGATTTGGTTAGCATCACCAGCTTCCCTAAAATCGACAGGTGGTAAATCCTGTTTTCTTTGTCTTATTAATTTACTTTGCTGGGTTGCTTGTTTATCTGTCCTTTCGTCTTTCCTATCTTCTTTGTATTTATCCTTACTTGAAGACACTTCTTTTTCCATCTGCTTTAATTGCATCTGGAACTGATGCTTCATTTGAAGAATCTCTTTATCTATCTCTTTTTGAGCTTGCATCTTTTGCATTTCTAATTGACTCTTCATTTGAGCTAATTGAGACTCCATTTCAGATTTAAGCTGCTCTTCTTGTATTCTGCCTTGAGATGCTGCTTGAGCAGACTGAGCATTTGCTTGGCTTTGCATCTGTATGTTTTTTTGCTGAATATCCATATCCTCCTTTTGCTTCTTTTTCTTTTTTATTTTCAAAAGGGAATTGGCTAGAGTAAAGTTTTTGACAGACCTAATATCTATAGCGTCATCAAGGTCTATTTGTTTCGCTTGAATTGATTGCTGGATATTTTGCTCTAGTCTTTGTTTTTCTTCCTCATCTGGCTCTATTTCTATAAAAACACCAAAGTCATGTAGATGAAGACCTAGTATTTCTTCAACAACTTCTAGGTTATTTTTTCCAATCATCTTAGCAAAATCCTCTGCAAAATCAGAATACTGCATTATATCAGATATTCTATAAGAAAGAGCTTCTGCAAGTCTTTTGGTTATGTTTATTCCAGATTGAACTACATGTCTTGTAGCTGTATTACTGTTTAAGGCAGCAAGTTTCTGGAGTCCAACTAAAGCGTATTGGTCAGGATTACTTCCGTCCCTAGCTTCGTTAATTCCTGTCACCGCTCTAATCATATTTAATTGATAATTATACATACCAATTAAACTTTGTATTTTAGCGTTTGAGCCACTACTAGTTAATTCCTGAATAGGAACTCTTGCGTTATTAAAATCTCCGTCCTCGGTATAACTTCTACCAATAACACTACCAGTCTGGAAGTACATTGATAAAGCTTCAGATGGATTATATGAAGCTCCATTACCTAAATCTACACTATTTAAACCATCTGCATCAATAAAGACGCCATCTGGTATCATTTTAGATACTACTTGCTGTAATTTTAAGTGTGTGAGTTGTATTTGGTCAGCAAAAGGTATCATTCTTTTTACTAAAGAATCTATATTTCCTTTTGATAATTTTATAGCAGATACAATATATGGAGGCAAAGACCTTTGAAATGCAGATTTTGGCCTTACCATATTAGACATTAGCTCCCATTTTAGCAAATGATTTGTTCCCATAACTAAAACCCCTTCATACCAAACATCTATTCTTCTTGATACTTTTTTAAATCTCTCCTGTTGTTCTTTTGGAGGGTTGAATGAGCCGTCTTTTTTTATGGCTTTTTCACCGCCATTATCATTTTGCTTTACTTTATATACTATTTCTTTGTCTGTTTTATAGCAAAAATACAACAAAGAAACATTTGCTTTATCTAATCCGCTTTGTGTTTGTAGGTTTTGAGTACTTCTGTAACCATCAAATCTACTCGCAACTTTGGATATTTCTTCTATATCCTCTTGAGTTAGATTTGGGTTTATCTTTTTAATCTCCGTTACATGAACAGATTTAAGCTCACCAAAATAATAACAGTCCCTAAAGTTAGGGTCTTCTGTGGGAGAATAAACAAAGTTTAATGGGTCAACATATTCTACCCTTACGCCATCATGAATATCAAAAGAGTGTTTTAAAGCTGAGATTCCTAAAACAACATTGTCTTCGTCTACACGCCTTTTAACCTCATCATATTCATTCAACTCCATAAGAGTCTTAATAGCTGTCTCTTCAGCTACCTCTACAGCCTGTTTGTACCTTAAATCCATATATAGATTTAACTCTTCTTCTGAGTCTGGTACAGTGTCTTCTTTTATATTAAATGCATCAACGCCAGTTTCGGCTTTTACTTTCTGTAAAAGGTCTTTACCAATCATATCTGTTTGCATTTCAGTTCTAAACATCTGCCTTCTTAAAGAAGACAAGTCGTCTACAGCTTCTACTTTAACATCTAAAAGCCTATTCTGTATTCCGTTTACAACAACATCTACAAACTTAGGGACAATAGGTACAGGTGTCCAATCAAGATTTAAGTAAGAAAGGTCTCCATTGACAGACAACTCGTTTTTGTATTTTTCTACTGGCTGCTGACCCCTAGCATAGAGTCTTCTTTTTAGAAACTCAGAGCGTATTTCTCCATACATACTTGCTCCATTATCCCTAGAAAACCACTCTGACTCAATAGCATGGCCAACTCGTAGACCATACTCATAAGAGTCTTTCTCTACGTCTGGTACAAATTGATTTGGAAAACCACCACCCGAATTGAATTTTGGCTTATTTATCATATTTATTTAATAATTTCACTAACAAAACCTTTGTTACTGTATTTGGCAAAGTTAAGATTTATTTGATTACGTTTTTCTCGACCTATATTCTTTGTGGATTGATTTGCCATTATTGCAAAACCAGAGCTGACCGTGGCATCAAACCTTGTTCTATTGTTAATATCATAATTAGCCCAGTCCAAAAGAGTTCTATTGAAAAACATATTTCCACAACTACCATAATCTTTATTTCCCTCGTCTCTTAGCACACCAACGTAGTTTTCAATGTAGCTTTCGATGTTCTCTGCGTGGACAGATATTACTGCTGTAGATGATGGTATTCCACCTAACTCTTTTTCTGATTTTGACAATATATTTCTGTGCTTATCTGGTCTATTTATTGAGAAGGCCCTGTATCCTCTTTCCTTTAGATAGTATAGAATTCTAGGTTTATTGTTCTCAAGCAGTATAGGCATACCATAAAAATGTAAAGCCATTAAAACGTCTTCGTAAAATATTTCTGCAGTTTGTGGT